GCCCAGTTGAAACCTTGTTGTTGTTGTTGGGGTTTCCTTCCACGTCTCTGACGAGTCGTCTTCTTAGGTGGTGACATAATTGATTTTTGCGGAAGTACTCCTTTATAGGATCGGTTTCCCAAAGGGGGAGGTATTTGTCCTTTTGAATTAGCTTTTTGGTAAGATCTTGCTGCTTGCATTGAACAGGAAAGGTGATGTTTATTTTACAGTACGGGTTGTAGTAATTTACAAATATTAGCTCCAGTTTATTAGAGTGGTAGTGGTGATAATAAGTGACGATAAGTGGATTCGTATGTCGCTAATTGTATCCGGCTCCTATCCACGGAGCCAGATGGCAAATCACATACTGTAAAACGATCATAATATGATTCACACGCCTTTTGCTGCGATGGTAAAATTCCAAAAGCCTTATAAAATGATATTCGACTTTCATCTGTAACGTCTTGGATTTTCCGTGCCTCTCTACTACTTAAATTTGCTAACCAAAATAAGCCTACCTGATAATTTCTATCATAGAGTTTTTGAATGTGTTTCATAGAATGATTGTTGTCAAGGCAACGATAAAATGATTGCATAATCGGAACTCCGGTACAAAGAATTGAACCCGCCACACTAACGCATGACAGCCATTCACTGAACTTCATAGATCGATGGTTTAACATAATCGGATCGCAACATAGTGATTTGAGTACATTACGAACCATGGTCCATCTATCTCCGGCCCAAACTGGATGTGACTGACAGAATTGAATTTCTTCAAATACATGAACAAGGTTTTCCAAAGCCATCTCGAAACCATAATTTAACATAAAATCTGAATATTTAGCTTCAAGTATTCTTAAATCATCTTGTTCTCCGATGAAAACAGTATCATCTCCGTCATTTACAACACGCACTCGATCAAGAAACCCTAGTGATTGTAAAAATTTATGTACTAAAACACACATAATGGTTATATTGCCAAGTGATGTATTAACATCTCCAGTCATTCTTCTTCCTTCAACCGTAACTGCCAACTTATACCCATCTCTGGTATACCATCTAATCTTATTTACATGTTGGTAGCTAAGCAATCGGCGCAATTCTCTCTTTTCCTCTCCGTGGAATTGAGAAAGATACAATGAATCCTCAAATTTTAATGATTGTTTACTATGGTGTTCATCATACCTTTTCGCATCACTACTAAATGACCAAGGATCCTTGAATCTCAGCCAATGTTTACGTAGTAGTTCTGCTCGTTGTTCCTGTGTAAGATGTTTTGCAACAACTTGATATCCAAACAACTCATCAATGCTCTCATACATCCTAGCCTCTAAAGGTTTAGTGTATTTTCCTAAAAAGTAATTGAATTGTTTGGTGCGTGGTAATATTGATCTTGGAACAACATCACAATGTTTTACCCCACTTTTCGGTACCAATTTTTCTGTCTTAACAAATCCATGAACGTGAGCATCTAACGGTGTATCTACTCGGCCGCTAAACTGTTCGATAACCTTACGCATACGTCTCCTTTTTGAGGGTGCACTTTCAGCAATCATTTGATCATCTGTAAATCGCTTGATGGCTTCACCTGAAGAAAGGGACTTGATTAGTCTGTCGCGTTGGAATTGTAGTGAAGATTCAAATATGGCCCTTACCGGGCGGGGAGGTTCATCGAAATTGTTACCATGCTTTACATAGAGGACCCTTTCAAGCAAACTTTTTAGAGCAGCGTCCTTAGTATTCGTAAATACGACAGCTACCAGCTTTGGGCTCATGTAGTCAATATCAATAAACCTGAATTGATCCAACATGTTAAACTTCGCCCTCACTTCTGTGATTTTTACATCACCAATCGGAGCCTTTGTTGGAGAAGGATCCATTGCGCGTCTGAAATGTGGGCGTCCCTAGTACTGCTTAAGTTTCTGGGCTTCATAAAGGTCTTTATACACATTTATATTAAGATCATCCTTTTTTGGAGCCATCAACATTAAACAAACTTTCGATACGATAGGTTCAAAATGCCTAAAAGCAACATAAGGAAA